GTGTTTTTCATTAGTCATTCGTTCGAGGGTCAGAATAGCTATCCCAACAGTGAATTGATTGTGATGGATGAAGCTCATCTTAGTTTGAAACGTAAGTTCAATGAGCACGTAGTGATTGAATGAGGTTTTCATGAACATCGTTAGAAATACAATCAACTTCTATATAGGGGCGGCTATACGGGGTGATCATCCTGACAAATGGTCGTGGCCTGCACGTGATCTGATGTACCTGTATCGTCGTCAATGGAAGGGTACTGAAAATAACATGGAACCGTCTATCGACATCTGGGTAAAATACGGTATGTTGACAGCAAACAGGGTCGATGGGTCCACTGTAATGGTATCGGTTGCTGATCTGGTTAAGTCGATCGGTCAGGGTGAGGTAGAACGTTTATTAATCCAATCACGGGGAGTGTATTTACAGGAGTCTCGTGACGCAGTATTGGATGAATTGGGTTGTCCTAAGTAACGGCATAGAGAGGAGGCAGTTGCCTCCTCTCTATGCTGTCAGATGTAATTGCTCTGATCATCACCTGGATCAAGCAGACTAGGGTCCTCGGCAGAGTATTTACTAGTCACGATCAACGTGAACCGATCCAATGTACAGGATACGTACAACACCCCTTCCCTTACCAATCGAGTAAACTTAACTGGTACTATGGAGTCGGGAGTCATCGATTCTGCCACGCTCAACATATCGAGCATAGTGAGCACGAATCTCCGAGTCTCTGGAGCCATACGACTAAAATCAAGGGAGGTCGTATCGACATTGATGTAATCGGGGTATCGTTGATAAAGTGATACAACACCGTCTCGGTTATAGGGACCACCTGTTACCATAAGACTGATGGATTTGAAGCCCGATCCCAGTACTTCCGCGTGCTCTGTGATGAACTGATCGGTATAACCTTCTCCTCTGGTCAGTCGCACGAGTTCAGATACACCATCAAACATACGTGTAACAGGGCTGTAGAGTCCTTGTTCCAACTCACGATTGGGGATGGAGTAATTCTTCCACATCGGCACAAACAAGAATTCGGTCGATGTAAAGACCTCAGGAAGGATAGCAGACCATTCTTCTCGATTACGTTCACTGTTTTCGAGAATGAACTCCCTGATAGCGTCTTTGATCGCATCAACATTACGGCCAGCGATACCGTAGATGATAGATGTCCAGTAGGTCGGGATACGGAGGGATGTATCCTGTGGATCCAATGGATCGTACCACTCATACATGTCAGCCTGAAGATACGATTCCGGATAATCGTTTTTAGCTGCCATGATACGTTCCATCAACTGATCTTGAGTCATGTCTTCGAGATCAGCTTGCAGGGATAAACCGGACTGGAAGAACATCTCCAGGTCCTCTACAGGCGGAACCACAATAATTTCATATTCATCAAACTGTTGCTCGAACACGGCACTGGAGTACCAGATTCGATATTGTAGTTCATCATTGACAGCATCACGGATTTCGATGACCGATGGCATGTACTGGTTATTACCAATCTGGACCATCTCGCCGATCAACCAAATATCATATTCCTCACCGAATTGATTCAGGAAAGCTACGCGGAATGATTCGGTAGTGGTGTTGAACGTACCTGCTACAGCCTGCTCATAGCACCATTTGTTAACCATCAACAGATCGCTGGCCAATAATACATCCGTTTGTTGAACACCCCCATCGAGCTTGCTGGAGAAGACCACCAGTGAATGACCCGGTGCAGCAGAGTTACTGTAATATTCTTTTTCACGAGCATAGCTCTTAGCGATCGGCGACAGTTCACCGATAGGTGCTACAACGCTAACCGTATTGTCAATAAGTGGGGCGATGACCCCGAAAGCCTTAAGTTTATACATATTGGTCTCCGACCCAGCGACGTAATCTATGAAGAAGGGCCTGAAAACGCCCCTGACGATCATATCATTTCAGGAATTACGATGCCACTATCTCTGTTATTTAAAATAGGCAGGGCGTTATTCCTCTTCATCCGTGAGATGTGGCTAAGAGATCGAACGTTCCGTCAGTTCGTTCACGATAATCTTAGCACGTTAGTTGCCAGCGCTGGATTCTTAGCTATGACGGTGTTGTTCCTCAGTCTTTACGATATCGTTAAGGATCAGGAACTGGTAATCAATAGGAATGAAAACGAATACGCTATATTACAACGAGAGTATGAAAAAGAAGTTGCTTCACTGAACAATCGGTTAGATTGGTATAAGAACAAATACCTGGATCTACTGGCATCTACATCAAGCACGACGGATTCTTCATCTGGTCCGCGTACGAGACCCGTCCAGATAGACCAGACACCAAATACCCAACCACCAACTCCACCAGCACCAGTTTCAAGACCCAGTCGAAATCAGACAACGGGAATAGATTTAAGTGAACGGTGGAGAAGACTCAGTCAGTAGGTATATCCATGGATACAAATAACGCACTCCGAGGGAGTCGTATTATCTCCGCCTTTTGGTTAGCGATTGCATTAGGTAGTTGCACAGTAGTCCAATACAACTATGAGTTACATGAACTACCTGTAACAGATACCAAATCAAACGACTGTGGTGAGTTTGTCAGGAGTGTCCGTGATGGACATGTCAAACCCACCGTTCCAGTCGAGGATATAACAGGACTCAACGAAGAAGCCATCATCATGTTGTTGTTCGATTATGCTGACGCATTAAAAGAATATATCGAGTGGGATGAGGCATACCTTGAAGACGATATCGCAAGATACCGTGAAAAATGTCGACATGGATGACGAATCGTGTTTTTCGAAAATATTCCGCTCTATCACATGAGTGGGTTTGGACGCCAACGATAATCAAGGTTCTGTAGTCATGTCAGAAACAACAACACAAGCAACGATCTCCTATCAAGGGGTCCTTTATGCTGACGGTGGCTACTATAGCACAGAAAAAGCTGGGGGATGGGGAGTCCATGGATATGTCTTTACACCGGGTGAATCACCCGATAAAGGCAGTGGATTATCTAAATCAACTCCTACAGCTTCGGGTTATAGTGAAACTAAGGATGAAGGTAATGCAGTTAAAGTGGTCAACTACATCGATACATTCGGTGGAGTGCCAAATGCTAAGGACAATAATCATACAGAGTTGCTTGCCGCAAAACAAGCCCTGACGTATGCCTTAGACAAGGGACTGAGCCATTCGACTATCTTTTCAGATTCGTCGTATGTTGTCAAAGGGATCAATGACTACCTTCCACGATGGAAACAAACCAACTGGCGTAACCGTGCTGGCGATGAAATCTCTTATAAAGAAGACTGGCTGGCAGTTGATGCGCTACTCCAAGAACACAAGAACCGTAACAGTGAGGTGATGTTGGCCTGGATCAAGGGTCATAACGGTTTTATAGGGAATGAGATGGCAGACCAATGGGCCAGAAAAGGTAATTGCCTTGGCACTAATGGTGAAGATAAAACGTTTAAGCTGGAACAACCTCCAGAGGGATACTGGAAACGCACTAGCGTGTTTAACCGTATGTTCGATCAACCTAAGTGGTACTTCAGCTCCAATAGTGAAGAGAGAAGGATCACTAGTTGTGGGCGAACTGTTTACTGGACAGGTCAACATGGGGAAGACGACGATGTCGCCAAACCACAATCTGATTCCAGCAACGCAGTGCTGTATATCAAAGAACCACTGGACACATTAGAACGTGTTCGAGATTATTTCATCGAACACGATGAAAAGCAGGTAGGTCATTTGTTCGTTGGTTCTCTTCGTAACATACTGAGTCAGAGTGTCAGTGATGATATCCGTCAGTTCGGTATGCAGGTTTTCCGTAAAAACCGTGCCAATCTGAGTATGGTGAATGACAAGCGCTTACCGGTCATCCATCACATCAATCCAACTGGCTTAGCGTTCTATAACGTGGAAAATCTGGAACGGCTAACAGAGACACTCGATCAGTACATTGCAGGTGACAAATCTGTAATTGTCACTGATATCACTGACCTACTATATGAAGCCGTGGAAAAGAAGGGTGTCGTGACCTATAAACTTCGGAAGGACATCACGAACAATGTGAAGTACCTCGATATATCGGTCAATTACAACACCTCCTTTGCCAGCGAGCTGAGGAAGATGGAAGATGTCCCGTTGAAAAAGACAAAGGTTCGTCTGATCATGGGATCTGACATCATTGGCAGAAACGCATTGTCGGCACTTGATTCTACAATTAAGCGTGTGGTTGTTCTCACATGGCGAGAATCACCTACTGTCATTCGCTACGCTACTGTAGTGGAAACAGAAGATGATATCGGTATCTGGACCAACCCATTCGGCAATTTTAAACTGGTAGGTTAAAGAAGGGCTTATGCACAGATCTGTTGCGATAAATCAAGCACACGGATTCTGGCCGACGTTGAAAAGAACAATTTTCATGGCTAGCCTGTACTTCCGGTTAATCCGTGACTACGATCCTGACGAAAACATTCTGAAAGAATTCAACCAGATTTTCTATCTGGTCATTGATCCCAAATCTCTGTCATTCCCTGCGATGATCTGTCCCTTGCTTTGGCGAGAGAAGACCATCCATGACGTGGTTGAGCTTTGCGATCAAGGTGAGTTCAAGAAGGCTGTTGAAATCATCTACGGTCGAATACCAAAGTTCCTCCGTTACCTTGATCGCGAGACCATGGTGCGTGATGCGGAGCGTGTAATACTGCGAACGCAGAAAATACGTCATGCGTGAAACGGCATAGGTCGGAGGGCATTTTAGCCCTCCGACCTTTGTACGTTACGGTTACTTCTTGATACTCTTCACACTGTCTTGTAAAGAGCCATTGAATTGACGGATACGGTACGACAGAGTACCCAGTGCTTCGACTTCTCTAGCCAGCTGCATGGTAGATGCAATCATCTCATCCATACATTGCTTAGATACGCCCTTACCATCTTCCAGGTATGGTGTAAGACGACTGGACAGGTCGATCGTCCGATCGATTGCTTTGATGATTTGGTCGGCTGGATTAGCCTTATCCAGTTTTATTACTTCATTCATGGTCTTCTGGGTTACAGAAATGTCATCGGCACGGTCAATGACCGACCCCAGAGTACGACGAATGTGGTTACTACCAGCATCAAAGAATTGATTTCCGATCGATTTCATGTGATCGGCCAGACCAAGGTGAGTGGGGTCACTGTGACCAATGCCGCTGGCCGCCTGTAGACGCTCTGGTGAAGCGACAATAGCACCCAGAGTAGTGTTGTAGTTGAGGATGGCTGGTTTGATGTTCTGCGCCAGCACAGACCCTTCCTTGAGCGCCGCCGAGTAAGGGACCCATTTACCGATGAAACTCTCCGGCACAATAATCTCTTTAACACTGGCATCGACGAAACCATGCTTCGTAACAAAGGATTGAATATCCTGTCCGCCTGAAAAGGTGGAGAGTACATTCGAAAGTTTGAGACCACTGAAGTAAGAACTCGCTTTGCGGAAGAACTGATTCAGTCGCTGACCTGGTTTTATAGTAGGCATGGTAGTCATGGTTGATTCCATAGACACCATGGAGACGAACTGTTCAAGATCTTCCAGACTGACCTTGTCAAATTCATTGAGGTAATCGTGTTTCATTGAGTTCTGACTCCGAGTTAGTAAAAGAAATCACATATCCCATATCGATTTGCCAGACAATAGTCATTCATCTTAACGGATCCATCGCATCATGAGCAAAAATCCTTTCGCAAAATTTAAGAAAGCACCTTCGATCCGTCCCATGTGGAACATCGGTGCTCTCTTCGACATCCAGACCGGCAAGTACTATAAAGGTAAACATGGTGAATCCATTCTCTGTGGTGGACTTAACCATTTCACAGGTGTAGCTGGTCTACCTAACATGTTTAAGACTGTCATCAGTCTCTTCCAGGAAGGGTCGGTGATGAACCGCATCTCCCTGGCTATCATGATGGCCCATGATTCAGAGAATACGCTCTCTCCAGGTCGTATTCATAGCGTATTTTCTCAGTTCCCTGAACTCTTTGGTAAGGATCTGATCGAAGATGGACGACTCCTCTTCACCGATGCAAACACCTATACAGGTAATGGTTGGTGGAATGCGATGCGTGAATACGCTGAAGAACGCCGCAACGACAAGTCCATTCTGATTACCACTCCGTTTGTCGATGAGGTCAGTGGTGAGTTGATCAAGATCCCGAGTCCTACACTGGTGTTCCTGGATTCTCTGTCCGGCCTTCAAACTGAAGGCGTCATGGATATGTACGAGAAAGGTGATGTTGGTGGTAAAGAGCTCAACATGGTTGCCATGAAAGGTGCTGGTGCTAAGAGTCAGCTCATCGACCAGGTGACGGGTGTTACAGGTGGCTCAGGTGTCCATTTCCTGATGACAGCCCATGTTGGTCAGGAATATCAGCTGGACATATATAAGCCCAACGTGAAACGTCTGAAGTTCCTTAAAGGGGATTTGAAACTCAAGAAGGTTCCTGAGAACTTCTCGTTCCTGACTGCAAACTGCTGGTACTGTGTATCACTGGCAGTCTTGATGGATAACGATAAACTACCTGAATTCCCTAGGGGTGAGGATGATGATCTTAAAGGCGATACTGACCTTATCTCAATCACCCTGGTCAATCTGCGTGGTAAATCAGGTCCTTCCGGTATCCCATTTGAAGTGGTCGTGTCACAATCAGAAGGTGTCAAACCAGAGCTGACCGAATTCGTCTACTGTAAAGGTTTCGATTATTACGGTATCTCGGACAAGGATGGGAATAAAGCCAAAGGAAAATCCAATTTCCGTCTCGATCTGAGACCAGAACAGAACCTGACCCGTAAGACCGTACGTAATCTACTCGAGTCCGATCCAAAACTCAGCCGTGCTATCAACATCACCGCTGAAATGTGTATGATGCAGGCACTGTGGCATGATCTGGATGAGAAGTACCACATCTCTCCAAAGCAACTGTACGCTGGTCTTAAAGAGAAAGGTTACGACTGGGACATTCTCCTGGATACACGAGGGTTCTGGATCCCCATCGAGGATCAAGGTGCCTACTCTAAAGTGAATTTCCTGTCGACAATGGATCTTCTTCGTATGTATACCGGGGAATATATCCCGTACTGGTACGACAAGTCCAAGCTCGGTAAAGGGGTCACTGTAACCTCTGCAGCTGAAGCTGAAACCGGTAAGGCCGATGGTAAAGCGGCCACCGCAGCCGAGCTCATGAAAATAGTTGAACAACGTAAAGCTGAGTTGTCGATGTAAATAAATTGTAGGTGATGGATCCATCACCTACATCTTTCAACAATGGGGAGACATCCCATGAGTACAGATATTACTACCAGGGTGGTAGAGTTGATCGCTGGTGACAACCCCAGTGCAGCTAACCGCTTTGCTAAACAATTTAAAAGTAAGAACCATTCTTCTGAAAAAGAAACCATTCGTGAATTGAATCGTTACTGGCGCGACCAGTTACTCACACTCCACTCCTCCACTATTTCAGCACGTAGCTGTCTGGACGACGAGATGACCGGTCAAGAATGGTTGAGACATTTCAGTCGACTTGTTCTTCCCGTCATTATCAGTAATGACTTACCGGTAGGGTGCTGAGGTATATATGGCTAACCGAAAAGCTGTAACCGAGTTTATCGTCTCCTCTATCGCCCAGATAATTCCCGGTGAGACGTCCAATGCTGAACTCACCAAGAAATTTCTAGATGGGTTGAGTGACACCGAATTCGATAACTACATCCGTTCGTTGGCCAGACCCGAAGACCCTGACCAAGAACACGAACAAGAAATACTACCTTATTTTGTACCTAATTTCAAAGACCCAAGGGTGACTCTTGATGGTCTTATGGAATTAGCGGATACACTGGGTATTGTGTTGTTCGAGCGTATCTGGCTGACCGATCCGCAGACAGGGGAAACCTACCTGACCCCACACAAGTACCCGATCAGCATGCAGCTGATCAGACGTCAGGCGCAGACCTTGACCAAGAAGTCATCCATTCCAGAAAACACCCGTCATGTGGATGAACTGACTGGTCAAGTGACAGGGAAGTCGAAAGGTTCGAAAATATCGTTCCCTGAGCTCCAGGCACAGCTTTCACAAGGTCTTGAGATGACCCTCATGGAGGAAATCAAGGTACGTGGCGGTGATCGCGCAGCTCAAGTTGAATTTGATCGTCAGTTGATTGAGACTGGAGAAGCCAGTCTTGACGAAGTGACCGAGGGCACTGGTGTGACTAAGTCAACATCCGTGGTATCCATCCTGCTGCGAGGCATGTTGATGGATAACAACATAGACGAGGTATGATCCGATGATCAGCGATATCGATAATAAAAGACAGAACGCTCAAGATGTCATGGACAATGTACTCATGGATTGGATTGAGCTTTTTGTCTCTGACCTCGATAACCAGAACTCTGGTGCGGTTGATCAACTGAAGATCGATATCCTGGAACTTCGAAAGATACGATGGTACAGCTGTCAATCGGATGAGTTCCTCAAGGATATTTGGCAAAGGTTTATTGACAATGAAAAGATCGATAAACCTTTGCGCGAAGCGATGAATGATTTCTATCTGATGGGTACTGGTTATATACTCCATCGCAATAACATCCCAAGTGGTGTGTATGAGTCTTTCATCAAAACCCTCACTCACGGAATAACCTGGGTGAATCGCTCATTCAAGATCCCAGATTCGTTGAAGGAACATACTGTTGGTTTCGAGGAATTTAACAGTATGGTGAGTAACACCCCGTGGCTTCTGTTCCTCATCCTACTATCTTCTCTTAAACTGGACATCAACACCATTTAAAGGTTTTGTAGGAATACATTATCTAAGAGTAATATCATCATGCTAAATGAAACCCAGCACAGGCTCTTACTGGATATTGATGCGCTATTCGATACACGCATGGGGACTCTGGTCAAACACTGGCCCGATGTAGCTCGTTCGATTGACGTAGTCAGTTACCGGAAACGGACTGAGGATAAGTTTGACGATCTGACAGGTGGTGTGGTCAAAGACGATGAGTTTCAGACATTCTATCGTCAACGAGATCTGAGCACTCTTAAACGGAGTATGGTTACTGGCATCGTACCGACATTGATGACCTATCTTAACGGGTTGGATGAGCGGTTTATTAAGCAGATTGATGCCAGTGAGATCACCATTGATCTCAACATCCATCCGTTTAATGTACCTGCTCCGGTTGCCGAAGAAATTGCCGCCTGTCTGTATGTACTGTTACCGGAATATGTACATGTCAGGTTAACCAACCTGAATCCTCTCACCTTGTCTCCAAAGGAATTTATCAACAGGTATAATGGATGGATCACCTATGACTTCCATCCCTGGTTAGAGCGTCATAAGTTCGATTTGTTGAACAACCATATACCTGGCCTGGCGGTCATACTCCCCAAGCTCACACTAGGCGAGCTCAGGGAGTACGATGAGGAAGGGAATAAACTACCCGATGCGTTTATCGATTCAGATAAACACGGGTTATTGGAAATGATCATGGAGGATTTCATCCACCTTGAACATATCCCGGTTGAAGATTACTGTTTCATGATTCCTGGGATGTATCAGAGATCTCAGGTGCCAGCATCATCATCACCGGATACAGACGCTGCGAATTCATCATAATCGACGTTGTGCGTACCGATATCGGTTATACCCGGTACAAGCGTAGGTTCTGGGAGTTCTGGTACTGAGCGAACTGCCTTTGTTAGTTCGCCTTTGCCCAGTCCTTCTATGTCCGCAGCGAACGGATTCTTTCCGCCCATCATACGCAGGAGTTCGGTGTGTGCTGCAGCCAAGCGTTCAGCATCAGAACCGTTCTTTTCATCCACGTCGATTTTACGTGTGGTCAATGCAGCCGTATCCAGATCACGTAGCAGACCTAAGAAGTCGCGACTACCTTCACCAACCTCCGGTAAACCAGCCTTTATTGTCTGTTTTACCATGGCCAAGCGAATGGTTTGTGTGGTTTTGATGACGTCTGATGGATCAACCGATTCATTGACTTGGATTGGGACGGCGTCGATGTATTCTGCTTTTTCAAGCAGTTCGCCTTCGATAGGATTGATTTCGGACATAGTACACCTCACGTGAATAGTTTCATACCATCCGCACTTGTAATCAGAGACAACCATGATAACGCGACTTCTCAAGCGCTTTGGAATGGGCAACAAACCTCAGGAAGAAGTGCTCGATCCATTAGACACCATTCGTAATTTCATCAAGGAGACTCAAGAAACAGACATCCCATTTTCAACTGCATTAGCAAGAAGAATAACCCTAACTGTAACTATAAAACGTCTCAATGAATTATCACCTATCATCATCAAACTGGCTCCGGTAGTTAGTCGTGGGATATATATCCCAGACGAACTTAAACGAACCAGCACTCCAGTTCAGATGAGATTTGATGATTATATTACTGACGGCGATGAACTGATCCATCCGGTGGACTGGTTCAAGTTACACACCCATGTCATATCCAAGCTTATCAATTCTCTGGAGAAAGATGATCCATCTGAAACTGATTATTATAAGCGCCATTGTAACTACGTGGTGACTGATCTACTCGCACTGGTTAAATCCATTCGAGTATGTCATCACTAACCCACCCAGGAAATCATCATGAGCAAAGAACAACGCGAAATGATGTTACACGAAGATGCGTTAGCCGATGAGGCGAATGATACCCTAACCAGGTTATTTCGCATGGCGTTGTCTACGCTCAACGTCAAACCAGATGTATGGCAAAGGCGTTTGACGTCATACCTCAAAAGCAAAGCGCGTTTTAACTACCGCAGTGCAAAGGACATCGGTCAGGAGCGTAATAACTTCAACCGAGCCATTGCCAAACGCAGTATCACATCAAAGACCTTCTTCAAAGCGTTGGATGTCATCAATCCAATCAGGTATTCTATGAGTATCTCGCTTGAAATTAGGGGTAGAGGTATCGTTACTATCGAAACCCCTTGGTATCGGGTCATGCAGCATGTCGATGACGATCCAGTCGCCTCGAATACTGTTACCAAAACAGATAACGTCAAGGAATATGAGTGGGGTGAATTCGATGATGAAGACGATGACGATGTTATCGTTGATTCTGAAGATATTCTTCAGGATGAGTTGGAACATCACATCAATCAGATCCCCGATCCAGACGAAGACTACGACTGATCTCGTCCGTTATCAGAAATCAAAGACAGGAATACACCATGACCATCAAACGTATTGTGGATCAACCTTCATTCAATCCGGCGAATGACGGGACCGATCACATCAACGTATACACTAAGGGAAAAACTCATCTGGGTCGCGCCCTCTGCAATCCCTCCGATTGCAATATCGAACACCCGTATTTTGGCCACTTCCGTACTTTGGAAGGGTTGTGGTTTTACATGAAGACCGGTTTTGTCGACGATGAGTTCCGCCTCATTAAAGGCTTGGCGGCCCGTGAAAAGGGCAAAGGTATGCCAAGTCGTCACTATGGTCCCTTCAGCAAAATGTTCAAGTTGGGTATGTTGGAGAAGCTCCAACGTAATCCAGAGCTTCAGAAAGAACTGATGGAAAACGAACTACCTCTGGCACACTACTACGTGAAAGGGGACGGAACACCCATCCCGCTGAGTCGCCATCAATGGCAATTGGACTTCTGGACGCTGATGCGGTCTGCTCTGGTAAACACTGGTAGTCTGGATACCATCCGTACCGAACTGGTGGGTGAGATCGACTACATGTTGGAACGCCACGCTGCCAGCACTCAGGAAGGTTAAGTGGAGGGGCCTAGGCCCCTCCTATCAACTTTATTTTTTCTTTGTCCGAGGATGATTGAATCATGTCTCAGATTAGTGTTCCATTATTCCGATCGAATAACACTGAGAAGCTGGAACTTGTTGATGCGTACGACATTGCTGATACACGACCAGTCAACAAATTATTCGATTCAGTGAAGAAGACCGCATCAGCGGCTGCGACAGCAGTATTTGATCGTGCTGGTGGTATTACCGGGCTGATCAGCGGGGTCGATCGTCTACTTGCTGCCAAGAAACAAGGTATCGCTGGTGTAGAGTTACTGAATCAAAGTCTGGGTATGTTTGGCAGTAGTGCCGGTGCGCTACTACGTACAGCTGGTAACGGGATTCTTGATAAAGCAGGTGAATACCTGGATATTGACCCAACACTGGCTACCAAAATAAAGAATGCTGGTGAATCAGTAATCGATATCGCTACTTACGGTGATCTGACTCAGATCAGTCAATATGGTGAATTGACTGAATTAATGGGTGCTCTTACTGGTAATGAAGAAATCGCCAGGGTCATTAACGTAGGGTACGAGTCTGCCGTATGGGCGTCGGTATTCTCCCAATCCAACCAGTATGGTGTCTACAGTAGCTATGGTCGAGTACGCGATAACATAGATCCAGATGTCTATCGACAAGCGGTCATCCTTTCGATACCATCGGTGGCATCGTCAGGTAGTCTTGAGGCAGTGCAAGCAGTGCTTGAGGTGATCGATGGTGACGTGTTGTTAGCACGCCAACCTTCATTTGTCAGGGTGTTTCTATCAGCATTCGATCTACCGTCTACCGTGTCCAATGATCTGGTATCGTATAGCGATACAGTCGTCTCTACATTGAACCAGATCGATCCAAGTTGGTATCAGTACACACTCGTCTCAGGTGAGGTCATCTATGATCTTGAAGCCTTGGTGGGTGCTTCAGACGATGCAATCAATCTACTTACTCTTCATGGTGAGGTAGGTAAGTTGGTTCAGGTTGCTCCTGATTTTCCAATGCGGTCTGTAGCAGATATCATTCGTGATGAATTCCCTATGATGGTGACAGCATAGAGAGGAGGGCAGATGCCCTCCTCTCTATGTCCGTTATTGACGTTCTGGTGCCAAGGAGAATGCCTTGATGACATCACCAAAGACACCTGATGTGGTCCACATCGCCATGCGGTTGGGTGAGCGCATGTCATCAAACTTAGCTTGTTGACGGGCTAGTCGAATGGCCCATTTACGTGCGGTATTGATTTCAGCTTCCAGAGGAATGGAGGCAAGGATCGATAGATAATCCGAGTAGCTGTTATCGTCATCGTACGTAGAACTGAGCATAGCGTTAGCCACTGCTTCACCTTTGGTAGCACCAGCGTTGTTAGTTTCAGTACCCCAATAACCCATAACAGTATCGACCGTCGTACCAGCACCCCAACCCATTGCTTGGATAGCAGCATCTGTAAGAGAATGTTCTGGGTTCAATGGCATATTGATCGCACTACTCAGATCGATCAGGGTCATCTGAACATCAACCCCCATGAAGGCACCGTTGTTAGTCCAACCTACATCACCCACACCACGAGTAAATGACAGACTCTCTACCAGCGCTAATCGTGATTGAGCACGACCTTGAGCATAATACTCAACTAGAAAAGGTGAGGTATGTGATTGTTTACCAGTAGCCAACGGAACTGACATAGCGAACAGACAACACATAGGTACAATGATATTTTGCAGTCGACTCATAGGATCATTGTACGGACTACGCAACTGGATGGTCAATGACAACTTATTGAAGTCGGCGGATGAATTATCCCATACCTTGGGGATATCGACGAACGCGTTACCCGATAACTGAGCCAATCCTTGTAAACCAGCACCTTGAGAAATTCCACTTAGAACATCTTTGAGTGCACCATACCCTGCCGCAAAAATACCCGTACCCTCCAAGTTACCGTCGAACATAGAGAAACGGGTCTCTCGAGCAGATGCGGCGATGTTATTAATCTCGCTACTGATCGTTGGTTCTTTGGTTGAGTTACTGAACGATTCCGTCTGTGTACCTGTGCTTTCCACTCGAAACGAGATGAATTCAGAACCCATCCGCTGTTCAGACTGGAATGCATCGATATACTTGTCCACGAACCCTTGGTCAGCAGCATTGGTACGTGGTTCTGTCTCAGCGGAGTTAGCTTGAATAGCTCGAGCTTTCTGAGCAGCATCGATGGCTTCATCCGAGTCCAGTGCCATTTCTTCGACTGAACCGAATGACTGGGCGTTCGCCCAGATCTCCTGATACGCTTCCAGTGTCGTTGCTTGTAGACTACGACGGGCCTGAAATATATCTTCACCATATAGACGCTTACGGAAGATATCTCGCATTTGCTTACGAGTCGTGACTTTGTTCAACTCTTCATCTGTCAGGTCACGACGGATGTTGGCCAATCGTTGACCCCGTTGAGCCACGGCAAAGATGTCAATACCGCCCCGCTCGCGATAGATAGTCGGCATCATGGTGTGAAATTCACTGACTATCTCTTGTGAGTTCTCAGAAGACCCATCCAGATACCCTTCCTTCTCATACAGGTGTCTGTTACCTGGATGGATGGGTCGAGGAATGATACCCATACTGGCAGCAATGCCATTTACCATCGAGCTAACAGCAGACCAATAAGGATACATCGTCGGCTTTAGACTATAATACTTACTAGCCGGACGACGTAGGAAGAACTTGATGACTTTAGCAGTCATGATAAACGGTAACATTGGGATAGTGGCAACTGATCCCACAGCCCAACCGAGTTTATAGAAGAAACCTGGAGCACGACCGGTACGCGCCAATGAGGCTGCCTCCACCGAATAGTAGTTGGAGTAGAACGATGTCATGCTGTTGAACTGAGGGACACCCATTCGGAAATGGACTACCTGCATGTTGTCATCGATCTTCTCACTGTACGTACGTCCCATACCGTTGGTATCTGTGTCTGTAGTACCGTGATCGAGGGTATAGGAATTTACAAGAATGTTCTTACCGGTGAGGTCAGCAGACTTCTTGTGGAAAATGTTGTGTTTTAAATCGGCATAGCGTGTGAATTGGGGGACTGGGTTGATAACGTGATTACCACCCAATGTAGTATCGAACGGTTTCTGCATGGAGGTGGAATAGATCCGTGTCAATACCCCTTCATTACCTCCAATGGTGGCTTCAGTTGGAAGCATGAACGCGGACTTTACCCAGTCTCTATCAAGAACGTTATCCATGGATGACCTCTAAAAAAGAATGGGGGTGGAAACCACCCCCATGTTAGTTATGAACGACTCATTGAAACAGTCTCGGTACGTGACTGCTCACGACGGCGTGTACTACCTGCTGTCCGGGCCTGTGTAGTCGATGGGGTGGACTCTGGCGATACAGTACCAGGTGCCATCTTACCAATCAACTCAGCAATCCTGATCAACTGAGCCAACTGAGACTCATTGACCGACAACAGGCTACCGATGCCTTTATCTACATCATTTGCAGGGGAATTCACCCTCTCCGCCTGAGCAGAACTACGGGTATCGGCAGTAGCAGCATTAGTCGTCATGACCTGCATTGTTTCCTGTCTGATCTGACGATTGACAATCCTCTCATCAGAATCCTCAGAACTAGCTGGAGGGGTCTGGGTAGGTATGTCTCGTTCGATGGTCCTGTTGAGAGTATCAGGTACCTCTGGCTGAACCATAGACGGAAGTGCTGGTGTATCCAATGCAGTACTGGCAGTGGTGGCAATCTCTTCTTCAACGATGGAATCAGGCTTCCCTGTCTGTTCCTGACGCAGTTGAGCGGCTAGTGAAGATGCATCATCTTTACGGTAGTTTGTCAACTTACGTTCAAAGTCCCGATAAACTTCATTGACCGTTCTTGGTCTTCCGGAGCTATCGAAGAAGATACCTGGATTAGATGAGGCTTGATCCGAACCCACATGGAGCGTAGCTGCTGCTCCACCTGGAGCCGACAGGAATCGTTTAGCACCACCTGGACCCAGGAAGTGTGCCAGATAGACGTCCGTATCTGTAATCGGTCTGTTCACCGCACTCTTGATTGTGTTGATGTTTTCACGGATGTACTCGAGACCCAGTAGTGCGTTGGCTCGAGGATCTGCTTGAGTAGTGTCTGGATGGATACCGTATTTATCAGCATACTTGTCCATCAGGTACTTCCACGTACTGTTGATCACCTGATAGTAACTGGCTGCTGAGGACAATACACCCTTTGACGGGTCTTTCGGGTTCTTATATGGTCTGGCATGAGGTTTCCAAGAGGACTCCACACCGGCAATTGATGCCGCCAGCGCAGGGTCTACACCCACCATATTGGCTGCTGCCATCAAGGTGGCTCTATTGGCTTCCCAGCCATCCCCGGCAGGTTCTGGAATGGTATTGACATCACCCCCAGTACCACCACCAGGATGAGATACGGGAGGTCCACTCGGTTGGACAGCCGGACCATTACTGGTGTTTTGCCCCTCAGGAGTCATGTGCCCTCCTTGGGGAGGTTTGCTGCCACCTGAGAACCACCGACTGAAGAACCCACCCTCTTCGTTGTCAGCTGCCGATTCTGGTTGACCAGATCCATTGGTCCTGTTACGACCCCGGCTATTACGACCAGGTCGGTTGGTTTGAGATCCATCTTCTTCTACCAGATTACCATGTGCATCTCGTCGTCTACCACGATTGATCCCAGTGTCTTCACTAAGAACGTTAGTCCTTACTTTAGACTCCAGGACAGCCAGTGCCTCTTTGACCGACTCTGGGTCACGACCCAGCACATATCCGGCCCAAGGTGACTCAGGGATATCCCATACAGAGATACCAGCATTGTCCCTGGCGTTGACTGAGGTCCTCAATGCTTCAAGTAACTTGTCCGTATCCAAGCGTTTTGCCGCATCCTTGGCATCAATACTAGCGTGTTCCCTGACCGATGAACAGAAAGCTTTAAAGACCGGTAGGAATCGACGATAGAACCAGATATACACCTTGTCTGTCTCAGATCCCACTGGTTGGAAGATACGTTCGGCTTCCTGATGAATGACAGTCTCATCATCAAACTGCGCTTGCTTATTCGAATCGTACTTGACATTAGCAAAACAGAATGCTTCCAGTTGACTCAACTGACCTACCTTGGTAGCATCCATCTCAGTCAGACCGTACGCTCTGAAGCGCACTGGTTTACCATCATCCAACTCTTCGACCCTATCAGTCACCGAAGATGTTTTCGTCGTAGCAGTAACTACAGCAGCACCTGCGCCAGCCACTAACGTAGCCGCCACAGCGCGGTTATTTGCCGCTACACCACGTCCACGACCTTGAGCAGCTTGACGGTATCCATCAGCGATGTCACGTGCCCCTTCTCGTCCTTGTCTGGGTGCACTACGATCCGAGGGGTTATCTGCTGCCTGACGGTACCCTTCTACTGTCTGAGCGGCTGCTTGGGCGGCTGTACCGGCCGCTCCTGATAATGCAGCGCTGTTATCAGGGCGTTGGAGTGCTTCTCGCTCAGCATTCTGTCTCAGTGTCTTCTTGACAGATTCGTAGATATCTTCGACATCATCAGCGTCCATCTGAAGTTCGTCATCATCTTCGAATGGGGAAACCATGATATCGAATAACGCAGTTTCCGAACTGAACGATACTTTCTCCAAGAACTCAAGTGCCACTTTCCCTTTGAGTTTCTCATCCACCTTAGTAAGATCTTTAGAACGATCCACGCTGTAGAAGGATGAAATCCATTTAGTGAACACTGTAGCGAAACGCCCTTTGATCCATGAACCCAACCTGATCATCTGTGGGTTGTTTGGCTTAGTGGCATCGGCACCAAAGATCTGCGCGACAGTCGCAACATCAATCTTGGTATAATCGAACTTAGCTTTACCATCAGCATCTACATTGACTAAGTCGACTGCATATTTCTCCAGTTTCGCCAATGGTTCAAGATACTTGTTACCCAGATCTGGTTTGATACCATATTGGGCAAGACGCAGACGTGTCAGTGGTGCTGGTTTCTCCTTGAAGATATCATACACCCACATCCCAATTGACACCCCGGTAGCGATCACACCAGCAGCTGCTACCACCGGTGCCGCTGCGATACCAGCTGCTGCCAGCAATCCACCGAGTAGAGGAAATACCGCTTTTCTCAAACCAAATCCAACAGCACTCCTGACTGCTTTAGAGCCTAGGATACTACCGCCCAGCTTCCATGCTGAACGCACACCCCATGTTGCGAAATTCCAAGCCTTCTTGACACCCCACTTGGTCCACCCCCATTTCCCTCTGGGACGCTGAGGACGTGGGCGATTATTTCCACCCGGATTACGTCGTCTATTACGACCATCGTCAGCGTCACCACCACCAGTGCTGAGGATATCGATGTTAGTGTCCCCACCTTCATCATCCCCACCCAGACCTAGTTTATCGGCCAACATACCTAATAGACCAGTGCGAGCCAGAATACCCTGAATACCTTCAGTCTTTGGTTCAGGTGCATTCTTATCGTCGGCTTCCTTTTCCTTACGTCTATTAAAGATGTCAGTGAAAGACCCTTTACGTACCTTATCCTTGGTCAGTTCTTTGAGAGTTTCGTATTGCAGCTGTACACTTCTCAGAAGCAGTGTGACTGTGTCTTCACCAGCTTCGCCAGTCAATTCACTGGAGACATCAGCACCAGCCTTCTTACTGAAGAACCCCATCAGTTTATTCCAGCGGGGTCTCATCTTCTTCTTCTGTTCCTTCCCTTCTTCCTTAAGCTTTTTGGCGTAGTGCCCTGGCAGGTCTTTAATGTTCTGACCAGCCATGATCTTGGTCTTAAGATCACCGAGTGATCCAGCGGCTTTGTTGGCTCGCTCAATGACGTTTTTACCAAATTCCGTTTCAGCAAACTTACCGTACTTCTCATTGAAGATACCTTGGATGTTACCTTTCGCATCAGCAATAACACCTGTGGTCATCAGGTCATCGAACCGCACCACTGTCTTATTTTTGATGTCGACTACATCACCACTGATATCTTCCCACTTCTCAATGACATTGCCACTAGCCTTGTCATAATACTGTTTGGCATCAAGACGCCATTGTTCCAATACAGGATGGTCCTGGCCTTGAATCCAAATGTCCCTGGCCAAGACTTTACCTGCCTTGAGTTTGTCTTTACCTTTACCAATCCAAACCTTGGCTCGTTCTCGACCACTCGTCCATTTAGCTGCCGCTTTTTCTGCGGCTTTCCTAATGGAGTCTGGAATCTCACCTTTACCACTGAAACCAACTGAGCCACTACCTAGACCTAAAAGGAGTTCTACGGTCTGTGCATGATAGTCTCTCGATTCCTTGAGGATGTTGATGAGAAGGCTCTTCTCACCCAGCCACCGATCTAATCGCATTCCTCTGGTTGAACGACTTGCTTGCGCAGTGGTCTGATCATCTGCTCGATCAGCACTATCGGCATCAGCCAGAGGAGTTTTGTTAACGAAAGGAACAGTGTCCCGGATAAGACGACCAAGATTAACATCGTTCGAACGCACCGGCGTAGGTGGTGTCGGGCTTTCTTCGTCGCTTTCATTGAGGATGATGTCCCTGAATGCTTCTTGATTAATTCTGTCTTCATGACCCTGACGTTCAATGAACCCCAGCTTACGCATGACATCCTTACCCAGGACATCTGACAGAACACGGACGCGAGTGCCTGCATCAGGCACCATGCTACTCAGTTGATAAAACCTTGCAGCGATATCGTTGTAATTTTTATCACCGAAACGATCGGCCCGTTCACCTTCATGGTCAAGACCGAATACATCTGTGATAAGCGTAGTAATCTCATCGACAATGTCGAGTGAGACGTTGGGATAACTTTCTGGATCAGCTAGGCGCTTGGGAATAAGATCGCGTCCATTAGCAAGTTCATCCAGAAGCTTTCTTTTGAGTACTTGCTGAGCGCTGGTGGAAAGAACATCGGCACCGATAGACTGCATGAAGTCATTGAGCGATGTCCTAAGGGATTGTCTCTCCGATACGGAAATGATCTGACGACCCACATCCTGGATCTGGGTAGTCTCGTCCGTAAACCCACCACGTACTGGGTTATAAACCTTACGATCGCCGATCTCGCCAGTGGCCGATGCACGTGTCCAATGGGCGATATCTGCCAAGTACCCAGGGATGATTTCGATGAGACTACGGCGAGCGATCTTATCGAACGTCCCAACGTCATCCAGCATATCGACCCGTTCACCGGTCACCGAAGAATCGAGCCAGAACTTGGGTAGGAAGTTCTTCAGCATCTGCAAGCCAGCTGCTTTCCAACCACTACCCTTGGTCTCTGATTGAGCAAACTCATTAATCTTCTGCGGAACCCCGGTAAAAGCACCACGTAGGGTCTCACCAAACCGATCAACGACACCGATCTTCTTGACCTGAGGGGCAATCGTCATCGCCAACCAGTCACGGATATAACGACCACCTTCAGACCCCATCATCTGACCAGCCAGATACGACTTATCCATTTCGGATGTCATACCAGAGACATCTTTAATCGGATCGACGAATCCGGAGATCATCCCATGGACATTATCTGTAATCTGCTTGGCGTAGTTCTGAGACCAGTTGGAGATATGGTTGAGACCACTATCCATCAACCGTTGTTTGGCCATCATACCAAACATTTCGCTACCACGAATCTTTACAGCTTCAGGCAGCGCAGTGTTCTTCTGGATATTCTGAAGCAGTTTATTCTGCTTATCGGCATTGATGGCTGATACATCCAGAAGTTTCTTGGTGACTTCAAATTGACGATAGGTGAACTCCAACATCTTCTGCTGGTATTTGATTGTCACCTTGTCCTGGTAGCTGACCAGACGAGCTAGGTTACGGTTTATACCCATCAGTGCTTGGATATTGGACTTGAACCGTTCTTGCTCTACTGCTTTCTCTTCTACTTCTTTGACAGCATCTTCTTTTGCTTGATGTTCCTGAAGGGCTGTCTGTGCTTTGAAGATGTCAGCAATTTCTTGAAGTTTTGCATCTTCTTGACTTTGTTGATAATCACTCTCAGATGAAGGTACATCATCAAAGTCTTCAAGCGATAAGTTGATGCGATCCGCTACTTTCTTGGGAAGTACTTTGTTTCCAAGAAGATTCATCGCCCGCCGTGAAAATTTACGGCTACCGCGAACCAGCTCCGGGCTCTCACCAGCCACCTTATCGTATAGTGATTTTGCATCGGTACCGATGTCTTCAAGAGTATCCGCTGCCAGTGAATAACCTTCTGGCAGTGCCAGGCTCAGGGCAGAACGAATACCTTCCTTGGATGTGATTGCACTCTTCAACCCATCCTTAGTACCTCTAAGAACACGTGTGATGGGTTTACGTGACTGTTCGCTATCATCGTTACCACCATCGTCATTCCATTCTGGGATATCGATTTCGAAATTTTCGAAATCCATTCCATCTAGGTCGAAATCTGTCTTCTTAGCCATGTTCCACCTTCATGAGGGCTTTGAATATAATAAGCCAAATGTCATACCAACTGTGGTTAAACGACCTCGTCAATAGAGGATATCCTCATGCGCTTTGCTGAACTGCCAGCTGAAATCTGGCCAATGAAACTCACAGCCGAACGGGTTCGTCACATGACACCCATCACCAGTCTTGATATTTACGACGGTGCCAGTAGCGAGTTCCATGATGAGGGATTGTACTCAACGGCCATCTTTGGTCGAGTAGGCTCCCCTCAACGAGAAACCACTTTCTCGTATATCGATCTTAAAGTAGAGATATTCCACCCCAAGATCTTCCGAGATCTGATGACAATGAAATCAATCTATCGAGGTATCGTAGCTGGTCGTGAGACAGCTATTTTCGATGAGCAACTTGGTGACTTCATCGCTGATACATCGGAGAATTCTGATACAGGGTATGCTTTCTTTGTTAAGCACTTCCCCAAACTCCGTTTTCGAAAGACCAAGTCACCTACCCGTCAACAGCGCGTCATTATGCTAGAGCGGTATCGTGACAGTGCTTTGACCAGATACCTACCTGTCATTCCAGCTGGTATCCGTGATCTCGAAATCAGTGACTCTGGTGCAGTTACCAAGAACGAGATCCATAACCTGTATTTTCGAGCATTGTCGATCAGCAATACGATCCCAATGACCAATGACATGGAATCTCCAGCATTTGACATTGCCAGGAATGCGCTCACCAACACCATGGCCGAGATTTATGATCTCCTCGAGGGAATGATCGCTGGTAAGAATGGATATATCCAGGATAAATGGGCTGCCAGACGTGTCGCTTACGGCACCCGTAACGTACTGACCGTGATGGATACATCTATCTCAGACCTTGGTGATAAGAACGCACCTGGCTTCGATTCGACCACTATGGGTTTACATCAGGTCATGCGTTCTATTACACCAGTCACCATTCACCACATCCGTCAGCTATTGGAGAACCGGATCCAGGTCGATGAAGGTCAGGCTCAGTTGGTGGATAAGACTACGCTCAAGAGTGTCTGGGTAGAACTCAAACCCACGACTCGGGATAAATGGGCAACTCGTGATGGATTGGAATCGGTCATCGATAGTTACCAGGTCATTGAGAATCGCCATCGTCCCGTAGAGATTGAGGGACATTATCTGGCATTGATTTACCGTGGTCCAGATAACACGTTTAAGATTTTCTACGACATTGACGATCTACCCGATCACCTGGACAAAAGTCACGTATATCCATTATCGCTGGTAGAGATGCTCTATCTGAGTGCATATCGCAAATGGAATGATTACTTCGTCCAGGTCAGTCGATACCCTATCTCAGGTACTGATTCGATGTACCCTAGTCGAATCTATGTCAAGACGACTATTGTCGGTGAACAACGACGTGAGCTAGGTGATGATTGGCAACCACTCGATGGTGACGACTATTTGGCAATCGAGTTTCCAAAAGCATCTTCCTCATCTTTTATGGATAGTCAATCACCACATTCCACTCGTCTGAAAGGCCTCAATGCCGACTTCGACGGGGATATGGGTGGTGGTACTGTCATCATGTCAAAAGAAGCATTGGCAGAGAACGATCGAAAACTACGTTCCCGCAGTAGCTGGGTTGACGTAGCAGGTAACCTTAGGGCATCTTACGACTACGATACCCTGAACTACGTAGTCACCAATATGACGGGTCGTTTCCGTCACGGGATGTCCAATTCACGCTAAATAAGCGGAGTGACGCTAATGTCCGTTATGTTCCTTTATGATCGCTACATTCGACTCTTCGGCATTCGTCGGATCGGTGGTCTGGAAAACCCCAAAGTCCGTCCCATTGAACGGTTTTCTCTACCCCGTGGGACAGTCTTTCACTACATGCCGGAAAACGAGACCGAGATCGGACCTGATTCCGAAGGTCCTGTCATCAAGGCCGCTCAACGCATGGTCTACATCGACCATGTGAAAGACCTGCTCAGTAAAGAAGGCGCTCCTCGACCAACGTACAAATTGATCAACCCCATGATCACGCAGTATCGTCGTGAAAACATGATGATCAGACCACTGCGTAAATACGACGACGCGACCCGCGATCTGACCAACATGGTGGTTATCAATTATAGCATGATTGGTCATTTGTATCGTTACACCCGCAGTGCTCTTTCTCGTTGGTGGTATTGGAAGAACATCCGTACCACCCTCTGGAGAAAAATCAATGAGCTGAAAACAGAAAACGAACGCCACCATATCGTGGTATTCGACATACCCAAATCTCTCCCATCCATCAGTGATCTACGTAAGGGTGAACGCGGCATCACTCCTCAATTGGCCAAGGTATTCAATACCCGTGAGCGGTTGGATTTATTGGATCTGTGGACCTGGTTGGGTGACAACCGTGATAAATGCCCCATGGGTCAATTGGACGAATCTCGTTTAAACGAGATCAATCTACTCATCCGTCGTGAGACCGGGTTCATTGTCATCAACCTCGGAACACTCAATGGTTGGCGCAAGGCGGGTGCTGGGATCTCCATGGAGTCTTTCCAGAGTGGGTCGATTGAAGAGGAAGACCACTTTGACGACCTGTACGAGAAATACACCTACGGTGAAGTGAACGAGATTCCCTTCGTTGCTGATGACGAAGTCTCTATGGAGGCCATCACAGGCATCGATCCAAAAGTATTGCAGCTGCGGTTTTTACGCATGTTGACCCGAATCGTAGCACAAACCAACACTATCGCTGATGTCAATGCTCAAAGCGAGATTGATCAGGATGAAGATGATAGTGACGAAGACGATACGTTGGATCAGACACTGCGTGAACAGTCGGGTACCGACCAGATCCTCATGGAAGACGTGGAAGAAGAACTCAGTGAGGAGCTGGATGCGCCGGCCAGTGATGATGAGACCATCATCACTGATGAAGATGGTGACATCGTTATTGAAACCGCTGAGAAAACTGATACTGTTGTTGATCAGGTCATTGGTCACGGCATCCGCACCCATACACTGACCAGCGCCATCGATCAGCGTCTGGATGAGTTGGTTGATAAAGGTGTCTACACCGCAGCTCAATATCGTCGGATGAAGCGGTTAGCTGAGTCGTATGAAACCCTACCAAATCCATGGGATAAGACCAAGACCATTGCCGAATCACTGAAGATTACTGACGAAGATACCATCATTCAAGAGAGTGATACCTACACCGACATGGATGTGGTCAAGGATAAGAGCATGCTCAAGTCCAGTGTCGAAAAGATGGATAGTCAGTACATTCAGAAGGTGATGAAGAAAGATATCCTCAATGCCGTCATGTCTGTTCAGAAAGCCGGTGTAGCTGTGACAGATTACAAGGTAGAGCAGGTGGAGGACGCTGTCAGTAATTACGAGATCCATCGCGTGCAACTGACTCCGGTGGTAGGTAAACCTTCTACCATTACGTTCCGTATTCCGGTGGTGGATAAGAACGGGGTCTATGTCTCCAATGGTCAGCGCTGGCGTAGTCGTACCCAGAAAGCCGATATCCCAATCCGTAAAGTAAACCACTCTCGGGTGGCATTGACAAGTTACTACAGTAAAATCTTCATCGATCGTAGTGCAAGGGCAGTATTCAGCTATGATGGATGGATAGCCAAGGCAATTGTGCACAAGGGTCTGGATAAAGACGATCCGCTGATCAGTTCGGTGAAGACAGCTGATGTCGCTGTTTACAATGTCAAACTACCGAACATCTATACCATCATTGCTGCACGTATTTTGTCTATGACCTCCAACGGCAATTATTGGTTCGACTACAATAACCGTAAACGGTCTAAGTTGTTCGACATGGATCGAGTAGCTCAGATAGAGAGTGAACACAGCGGCTGGGTTGTGTGTGGACGTCGTGATGATAGTTACATTGCGGTGGACGACAACAACATGTTCTATCTTCTCAACGGTGATGTAGTTGAAGAGCTGGGGCAGGCAGAGGAGTTATTCGGTCTTGATCAGTCTAAGGCACCAGTCAGCCTGGCCGAGATCAGTATCTTCGGTAAAACCATGCCCGTCGGTATGGCGCTGGGTTATCTGCTCGGGTTTGATCAACTGATCAAGTTGACCGGTGCCAAGTACCGTGTTGTTCCAGTAGGCGAACGCCTGAATATGGTGGCTGATGAATACGCTATTCGCTTCCTTGATGAGAACATCGTCATGGAGAAATCAGACGTCTATAGCGCAATGATCTTCGCTGGCTTCACTCAGTATCATAACCAGATCAAGAATTACAGTCGACACACGTTCAATACCACGGATGTGTATTTCAACGTCCTGGGTGAGAACGGAATCGGGTTGCGGTATTTACGTGAACTGGATCAGATGAACGCTATGTGGGTCGATCCTATTACAGCTGACATCCTGCGTTGGATGAAAGAACCCGTTGAGTTTATCAAGCTGTTGTTACGAGCAGTGGAGTTACTGGTAAGTCGTTACGTGCCTGAAAAGGTGGAGACGACTGACGGTGTATTCGAAGGGATGGAACGGGCTAAGGGTTATGAACGTATCCCAGGTCTGATCTATTCCGAGTTGGTCAAGTCCATCCGAACCTATAACGCACGTAACGCATCAGGTAATTCTCAGATCACGATGAAGCCGTACGAGATCCTCATGGGTATCGTTCAGGACCCAGCAGCAACCATCATCGATGACATCAACCCTATCCAGAACCTGAAGCAGAAAGAGATCATCACTTATGGTGGTCGTGGTGGTCGTACTGGTCGGTCCATGACTGCCAAAGACCGTCTGTTCAAGGAATCGGACATTGGGTTTATTTCTGAGAGTACGGTGGACTCGGGTGATGTAGCGGTAATCACCTACATGACACCGAATGCCAACATCACTAGTGTCCGTGGGACAGTACGGTCGTACGATAAGGAGAAAGACGGTCCCAGTTCACTGGTATCTACCTCTGCACTGATCAGTCCATTTGCTGACAGAGA